ACTAAGAAGTGAGAGAGATAGTTTATTATTATTTTCAGATTTTACTCAATTAGGTGATATTGGATTGAGTGATTCAAAAAAAGCAGAGTGGGTTACTTATCGAAAAGCACTAAGAGATTTACCTGCAAATACAAGTGATCCTGCAAATCCAACTTGGCCGACTAAACCATCTTAATAATGGCAGCAAATTTCCCTAATAGTCCAAATACTAACGACACCTTTACATCTAATGGTGTTACATTTACATGGAATGGTGAAGCTTGGAAACTACCAGCGTCGCCAGGTGTTAAAGGAACTAAAGGTGAAATCGGTGTAAAGGGTGAAAAGGGGCAGAAAGGTGAAAAGGGAGAGAAAGGACAAAAAGGTGAAGTAGGATTATCTGGTGGTGCAGGTGGTAAAGGAGAAAAAGGAGAAAAAGGTCAGAAAGGTCAAAATGGAAATGACGCAACTGGAACTAAAGGTCAGAAGGGTGAAGTAGGGCAAAAAGGTCAGAAGGGTGATGATAATTCCACAAAGGGTCAGAAGGGTGAAATTGGTGTCGCAGATAAAGGACAGAAAGGTGAAGTAGGAACCACTGTCAAAGGTCAAAAAGGTGAAATAGGTAATGTAACAGCAGCAATACCATCAGGTGGTATTATTATCTGGTCAGGTGCAGCGAATGCAATACCATCAGGGTGGTATCTGTGTGATGGTAACAACAGTACTCCTGATTTAAGAAGTCGATTTGTTGTGGGTGCAAGTGCCAGTGGTGGATTCAGTGTTGGTAATACTGGTGGTTCAAAAGATGCAGTGTTAGTCTCTCACACTCATAATCTATCGAATCACGTTCATGGATTTTCTGCTTCTACTGATTCACAGGGTGCTCACACTCACACATATAGTAGTGCTACTCAGACAAATAGAGTTGATAATGATGAAACTCATCAGTATCTTTATTCAAATACAACACAAAATACAAGTAGTGCAGGTGCTCACACTCATACGATTAGTGGTAATACTGGAACTCCATCCTCTAATACCACAGATACTTTAGGAGAGTCTGCAACAGATAAAAACTTACCACCATACTATGCTCTTTGCTATATTATGAAATCATGATATAATATAAATGAATTTATTTTTTTATGAATTTAATTGATAAACCAAGAGGTTTGATAAAAGATTTTATATATGTTAAGGATAATTCATTATCTAAGTCTTTTTGTGATGAGGTAATAAAAAAGTTTGATAATGATCCTAGACAGCGAGACGGAGTTCTTGGATCTGATCATAAACACGTAGATAAATCTGTAAAAGACACGAAAGATATTCACATATCAACAACTGAAGGATGGGAAAAAGAAGACATGATATTTTTTGAGTCTCTTAAATTAGGATTAGAAGGATATAATGAGTATCTTACAAATTTAAACGACTGTTGTAAAAGTTATCCCAATCCAACATTTGGTACAACAGACACAGGTTATAAAGTTCAGAAGTATGAACCTGGTGGTTGTTATCATTGGCATCATGATTGGTCAATGTCCTCAGAACCAGTTGCATCTAGAATTTTTACTTTTATGTGGTATTTAAATACGATAGATGAGAAAGATGAAGGTTACACAGAGTTTGCTGACGGAACTAAAGTGCAACCTGTTGCAGGAAGACTAATATTTTTTCCAGCAACTTGGACATTTCTTCATCGTGGATATCCACCAAAAGTAAAAAAATATCTTTGTAATGGATGGATTCATTCTAGTCCGCAATAAATAGGAACATGGCAATTAATTTCCCAAATAATCCTAATAGTGGAGATACCTTTTCAGTAGCGAATGTTACTTGGAGATGGAATGGTTATGCATGGAATCGTATACCAGATCCTGGTTCAAAAGGTCAGAAAGGTGAAAAAGGACAAAAGGGTGAGCAAGGACTTGTAGGTGACAAAGGAAATAAAGGTGAAAAAGGTTTAAAAGGAAATGTTGAGCAGAAAGGTGTTAAAGGAGAGAAGGGTGAAAAGGGTGAAAAAGGACAGAAAGGTCAGAAGGGAGAAAAAGGAGAGAAGGGAGAGAAAGGAGTTAAGGGTGAAATAGGACCTGATAATTCTACAAAAGGTCAGAAGGGTGAAAAGGGAGAGAAAGGTGAAAAGGGACAAAAAGGAATCAAGGGAGAGAAGGGAGAAAAAGGACAGAAGGGGGACAAAGGTGAGAAGGGAGAAAAAGGTCAAAAAGGAGACAAAGGAGAAAAGGGTCAAAAAGGACAGGATGGTGCTGATAACTCAACAAAAGGACAAAAAGGTGAGAAAGGAGAGAAGGGTCAGAAAGGAGTTAAGGGTGAAATAGGTCCTGATAATTCTACAAAAGGTCAAAAGGGTGAATTAGGAACCACTGTCAAAGGTCAAAAAGGTGAACCAGGTGTTGATAACTCCACCAAAGGACAAAAGGGTGAGCCAGGTACTGCTGGAACTAACGCTTCAATCCCAAGTGGTGTCATTATGGCTTGGTCTGGTTTAATATCTCAGATACCAACTGGTTTTGTTTTATGTAATGGTTCAAATGGAACTCCAGATTTAAGAAATAGATTTGTTATCGGTGCTTCATCAGACACCACTGTAACAAGTTCTACTTTTGCTGGCATCACTCTTGGTAGTGTGAGTGGATATGCGAAGAGAAGTGGTGGTAATAAAGATGCAACATTAGTTTCTCATAGTCATACACTATCTCATACTCACACATTTAGTGGAACTGTAAGTAATACTAACTTATCGCACAGTCATGGATATCAAAGTGCGAATCATCCAACTGGTTCAGGTCCTGAGCAGAACCAAACTGGTAGTCCTGAAGATAGAACAACATTTAACGTTAATAAAACTACAGGTTCTGCACTTGGAAATCACGCTCACACATTCTCTGGAACAACATCTGGAGCAAGCACATCAACAACGAACACTCAAGGTTCATCTGCAACAAACGCAAACTTACCACCTTATTTCTCACTTGCTTACATAATGAAGACATAAATTAATTTTTATGATATAATGTAAAAAAAATAATATTATGGAAGATCTTGAAAATGTAGAATGGTCATTTTACGAGTTGCCCAATATTCCAATATATGAAACAAAATTACCAAAAGATATACTTGATACTCTTTGGAGATATATTGGTAAAGCAACCGAAAGATTGAATCACCGACTTGCTGGAAACATTGACGAGTCACTTATATTAGAAGATGAAGAAGATACACTTTTATTATTTCTTACTCCTGTTGTTGAAAGATATTTAAATACAGTTCGAGTCAAAATAAGTGATCAGGATAAGATATCAAATGAATTGAAATTAGAAAGTTTATGGGTTAACTACCAAAAACAACATGAATTTAATCCACTTCATAATCACTTTGGTTTAGTTTCATTCGTTATATGGATGAAAATTCCCACAGACTGGAGAGAACAGCATGAAATACCTTTTGCGAAAAATTCTAATCATCCTGTTACATCTGACTTTCAATTTACATATACAGATATCATAGGTCATGTTCAAGATTTCACTATACCAATGGATTCCGATAAGGAAGGAGTTATATTATTGTTTCCGTCACGTCTTCGTCATCAGGTATATCCTTTCTATAATTGTGATAAACAAAGAATTTCTATATCAGGAAATATAGTTAGAACTTGACTATTTTTATACATATGCTATAATACAGGAAATTAATTTCACAAATGGATGATTTCATATTCGAGGTTGTAGTAGACATTTGTGCTAAAACCTTCAAATTAAAGAGTGAAGATGGTGATCATAAGGTAATCGCATGTGAAAATTCTGAAGAATTTATGAGAGTTTTAGAGGTATGTGATCAAATGCTAGAACCAGAAATGATTGTTTACGCAGATTTAGCACTGACCACAGATAAATAAAACATTCAGTATTATTATGAAGTATAAGATATCTACTAAGTGCTGCTGGTTTCGTGGTGGTAGTATGATAGTAAAAATGTACTTCATCAATGGTATGCCATTTACTTTTGATGAATTACCCGATGGACATCTTAGAGATGCAGATTTGATAAAGGAAGCGGATGAGTCACGTACATTTGATGATGCTGATATGTATCAATATTATTCTTACCTCGTTGAAGAAGAATTACATCCTTGTTTGTTCTACGTGGATTTAGAAAACCCAGAGGAACTACCAGACGACATCGATATCCACATCGATTGGGAGGATGAACAAGCTAAATAGACCTAGTATGCCTGGTCTATTCGATCACATTTTATTGTAGTATAAAAAGATGCCTCTTAATAAGTTAGAGAATTTTATAAAGAATACAGAGGGTCGTATCCTTTATGTTAACCCTAATGATCTTGATTCAACTGATGCCATTGATAATCAAGGTAATTCATTAACAAAACCCTTCAAAACCATTCAGAGAGCACTGATAGAGTCTGCTAGATTTTCTTACGTATCAGGTGATGATAATGATTTAGTAGAGAGGACAACAATATTACTTTTTCCAGGTGAGCATGTATTAGACAATAGACCTGGTTTTGGTATTAGAAGTGAAGGAGGTGTCGCAAAGGCAGTGAGTCCTGCTGGAGCAGCAACAGGGGCATTAAATACTTTTACGTTAACACTTAATTCAAATTTTGATTTAACTCAAGAAGATAATATTCTCTACAAATTTAATAGTGTAAATGGTGGAGTTATAGTTCCAAGAGGAACTTCAATAGTAGGATTAGACCTTAGAAAGACAAAGATAAGACCATTATATGTTCCAAACCCTACCGACAATAATATTGGACAAAGTGCTCTCTTTAGAATTACTGGTGCTTGTTATTTCTGGCAATTTACTTTCTTTGATGGAGATGATAAAGGATTAGTTTATACCGACGCAGTTGATTTCAGTTCAAATAATCAGTCAAAACCAACTTTTTCTCATCACAAATTGACTTGTTTTGAATATGCAGATGGAGTAACGAAATTTGAACAATTCAGTGATTTGACTGATTTGGATATGTATTATAGTAAATTATCTAATGCATATAACGAGGCAGCAGCGAGAAGATCCATAACACAAAAATATCCAACAGCACCAAAAGGATTCTCTCCACAAAGACCTGAATTTGAAATTGTTGGTGCATTTGCGACTGACCCACTTAATATCTCAAATATAGAAAGTGGTGATGGGGCAACACCAGGACAAGTAGTTACAGTTACAACTGCTATCCCTCACAATTTAACTGGTGGGACACCAATTAAAGTTCGTGGTATAAATGTTGCCGATTACAATATATCTACAAAAGTATCAAATGTTGTAGATTCGACAAGATTTCAGTATTCTTTACCGTTTGTTAGACCAAACTTACCAGCAGGTTCTGCTGGTGGACTCAGCAGTGCAAATGGACAAGTATTGGTTGAAACTGACACAGTAACAGGTGCATCTCCATACATCTTTAATATATCATTACGTTCCGTTTTTGGTATGCAGGGTATGCATGCTGATGGAAAGAAAGCAGACGGATTCAAATCAATGGTTGTGGCACAGTTTACCGCTGTTTCACTTCAAAAAGATGATAGAGCATTTGTAAAATATGATCCAACAAATAGAATTTATAGTGGTATTGCATTTTCAAAACAGACAGGATCTCTCTTATCTTCAGAATCATCATCTACAAACCCAAATACAGTATTTCATTTAGACCAAGAAGCAAATTATCGTAAAGGTTGGAGAACAAGTCATATTAAAGTATCTAACGATGCTGTTGTGCAGATTGTGTCTGTGTTTGCGATTGGTTTTCACAGTCATTTCAACATGATAAATGGTGCTGACGCATCAATTACAAACTCTAACTCAAACTTTGGTACATTCTCTCTTGCTGCTGAAGGATTTAAGAAAGAAGCATTCGCAAAAGATGATAAAGGATTCATTACATCAGTTATTACTCCTCGTTCAGTAGTTACATCTGATCAAGAGATAGAATATTTACAACTTATAAAAGATAGTGCCTCAAGCACAACTAAATTATATCTTTTTGGACAAGAATCACAGACAGTTCCACCATCTCACATCGCACAAGGTTTTAGAATTGGTGCAAAAGTTAACGAAAAGATTTTTGTTGACAAGGCTGGTGTAAGTTATGAAGCAACTATTGTGATGTCTAATGGTGCTAATGTTGGTACAACAGACACATCACAAAAAGAATATGAAGCAACACATTCTGATGCTAATGCACCGAAGAAAAATGTATTTACTATTGGAACTCATGCTTTACAGAATGGAGAATCCATACGAATAATCGCTAATAATGGTGATTTACCTGAGAATATTGATCCTCATACAGTTTATTTCGCAATAACTAATGATGGAGACCCTGATTTATCAGCGACAGAAATAAGAATTGCGTCATCTAAAACAAATGCTGAGTTGGCAGACCCTATTTTTATTAACACAGTTGCGATTTCAACTGACAAATTTCAAATTATAAGTCGTGTATCTGATAAGAAAGCAGGGGATCTAGGTCATCCAATACAATATGATACTACTAGAAATAGATGGTTTATTCATACACTAGCATCTGGAAATACACTTCATGCAAAAATCAATGATAATACAATCGGAACAGATGATATATCTTATTTTGTTAGAAAAAATGACGATAGAAGTTTGGATGAGAAGATTTATAAGTTAAGATATGTTGTACCTAAAGAATTAACTAACGGAAGAGATCCAACTGATGGATTTGTTTTACAAGATTCAAACTTTACAACAGTTTTATCAAATACAGATTTTACAAAAGATACCATTACTGCTTCAGATTATGCATTTGATCGTAATACTAGATTTATATCTCAGGCAAAATTTGATAGCACACTTAATTTAGTTACTATTCGCTCTGATAAACCACATAATTTAAATGTCGGTGATCAAATAGTTGTTAAAAATGTTTTAAGTTCAACAAATTCTAATGGTGTTGATGGTAAGGGATATAATGGAACATTTATTGTTGACAGTCTTCTTAACGAAAAAGAATTCAGATACTCAAATACAGATGTAGAAAACAATACTCACACTGTAGGAACATTTACTAACAATACTCATACTCGTACAACATTACTTCCAAGATTTAGTCGTAATGATACTCAAGAAAATTTCTTTGTATATCGTACAGAAATTGTCAGTCCTTACATTGACGGTGTTCAGGATGGTATCTATCACTTATTTGTTCTG